GCCTGAAGCTCCTCTTCGATTCGGACACCTTCGAGGAGCTGGGACTCCTGGCCGCCCACCACGGCAACCTCCCGGAGGAAGAAGAGGCGGACAAGCCCTCCTCGGCGGACGGAGTCATCACCGGCACGGGAGAGATCCACGGCCGCCCGGTGGCCGCCGCGGCCTACGACTTCACGGTGTTCGGAGGCTCGAATATTTACTTTTAACATTATCAAATTTTTACTTTTTCGAGTTTATTAAAATCTTCATCTCCTAATAAATCTCTTACTTCTTTTTCTGTAAATGCTGTAATGAAATTTCCATAATCTTCCTTATCATCAAATGAAATTTCATTAGTTTCTGTATCTAAGTTAAGAAAGTACTCATAAGAATAATCTTCAAAATCTTCAAAATCTAGGAATAATTCACTCTTTTTACGCCAGTGATATTTTTTTGGTAGCGATTCTTCAATTGCACACCCACAAAAATGAACCTTAGTGATTATATCTTCTGCCACTTCATACCCAGAATTTTCTGCTGTTGCTAAACTGTCTCGCCATTCAGCTAATTTCCCATATTGAGTATCAAATAGCATATTCAATTTACTACGTAAGGAGCTGTTTTCGACAGATACACACCATTTAAATACGTTTTCTGGTAATTTTATCTTTTCCATTTCTGAATTACCTCCTGCTCTGTATTCAATTACTTTTGTTACTGTATCATTCTTTTTGATTTCATCTTCTAATTCTTTTGACGACTTATCTCCTAAGAATCCAATAGTAATTCTTTTTGAGTAATAATTTCTACAATAAATTATAACAGGTAAGTTGACTATTGGAACATAATCGAGAATAGAAGCTCCATTTGCCCACTTGTATCCCAGTATATGCAACTTGAACATTAAATCGTTATAGTCTTTCTGTGTCCTAGCGTAATAAACTTTAACATTTTTACTCAAATTCAACCACCCCTTTTTACTATTTTTTAATCTCTACTGGCTCCAGCTTATTAAAATCAACTTCATCAAAGACTTTTCTCACTTCATCTTCTGATAACCATGTTTTAAAATAAATATTTTCATTTTTTCCAAAATGACTAAATTTGTTAGTTTTTTTATATACATTAACATATGAGTATTCTTGATTTTCATGTTTAAACATATGCTCTTTTTTCTTTCTCCAATAATATCTCTTTTCTTCTTCAACTTCATAATTTTGGAAAAGGTACATTTTAGCTATTATCTCTTGTGCGTCTGCTTCTTTTAAATTATAATCTTCAACCCATTTTCTGAAACCATCGAATAGATAATAATTGTCAGAAAATAAGTATAATAACCCGTATATTGTATGTCCTTTTTTATTCCTTTCAAACCAGTTGGCTACGAATTTTGGTACTATTACTTTTCCCACTTGTTTAACTTCTTTTGCTTCGTATTTGGTAACATCTTTCGCACGTGGAATTATTTTGTGGTTTTTCAAGCTTCCTCGACTTATTAAATAGTCGCCTCCATCATTTAGATACACAATTGTATCTTCCTTGTATTCATACCAATAATGATGTTTACTCGTAGGTTTATGACCACTAACCCACTTGTACCCTTGACCTTCCAACTTAATCATCAAATCGTCATAGTCTTCTTGTGTCTCAACATGATATATTTCAATATCTTTTTCATTCATTGTAATCTCTCCTATTCTTTAATTTCAACTTTTTCTAGTTTTTTAAAATCTTCTTCACCAACTAACGATAACACTTCTTTTTCAGTAAGTTTAGTTTTAACCGATTTTCCGTTTATAATACTTCCAAAAAATACGGTTCCTTTATCAACGTAATAGTTTAAATAAACCATGTCTGGCTCCTCTGCTTTTAAAGAAAGTTCGCTTTTGCGTTTCCAGTGGTATTCCTTTTCCTCTTCTGCTTCGTAACCATTCCCTTTTGTGCAATTAACTATTAAGTGCAAAAATGTTTCTTCATTTTCTTCAACCCAACTAACCAATTTTTCGTCAACATCATAATCGTTCCAAGTTCTTTGACCATGACTCACTCTTAATACATCTTGAATAATCCTAAATATATCGTTCCCACCTAGTTCTTTTTCAGAAACATTTTCAAACCACTTCACCACAAATTGTGGCACTACTACTTTTTCCATTTTGTTTACTCCTTTTGCTTTGTATTTTATGATATTTTTAGGATACTCAGGGTAGACAGAATAGATATAACTCATAGAGCCAAACCCTAATACTTTGCTATCTTCATAAAGTGCTATGTAAGTACTTTTTTTATATTTACTCCAATTCTTTTTTTGTGTTGTTGGCAAATGTCTGCCACGCCACATACACCCCTGCTCTTCTAACTTAATCATCAAGTCGTCATAATCTTCTTGTGTTTCAACGTGGTAGATTTTTATATCTTCACTCATGTTTAGTCCTCCTATTCTTTAATTTCAACTTTTTCTAGTTTGTTGAAATCTTCTTGACTTACTAGATTCATAATTTCTGACTCTGTAAATTTAGTTCTAATCGGCTCAATCTCTTTACAATCATTGAAGGATACTTTATTATTGTAAGTATGCAAATTAATATAGAAAGCACTATCTTCATCTTCAAAATTTAAACAATACTCTGTCTTTTTACGCCAATAATACTGTTTTTCTTCAACTACGTAATCGCTCGTTATAATTGCCATTATAAGTGTTAAGAAATTGTCATCATCCTTAACCCATTTTTGAAGGCTCATGTTACCATTACATTCTAAATACATATCAAAATCTTTGATTAAATCTGCTTTATCCCAAATACTTGGTGCTGTCCCATAATGATTTTCAATGTATTCCGCTACGAATTTTGGCAATACAATTTTTTCCATTTTGCCTGCCCCTTCTGACTCTTTTGTTTTATGCTTTATAATTAACATATTCGGATGATACTTCTTGTGATACAACACTGACCCCTTAGTTATTATGTGTTTTTTGAATCCATTTAAAGAGACAACCGTATTCTCTTTCATTTCATTCCAATATTGAGGTTTGGTAGTAGGTTTGTCTCCACTCATCCACCTATATCCTTCATTTTCCAACTTAATCATCAAATCGTCATAGTCTTCTTGTGTTTCAACATGGTAGATTTTAATATCGTCTTCAATCATCACAATCACTCCTATTCCGTAATTTCTACTTTTTCCAGCTTGTTAAAATCTTCTTCACTAACTAATTCCCTAACTTCTATTTCTGTAAATTTAGTCTTGTGATTTTTGTTTTGGGTCAAGCCACTAAAAAACAGCCTTTCTGTTATATGATTATAATTTAAGTAAGTGAAATCCACTGTTTCGAACTCTAGCAGGGATTCTTTCTTCTTACACCAATAGTATTTCTTTTCTTCTTCAACTTCGTAATCTTTGTAAAGGTGCATTTTAGCAATGACTCTCTGTGCTTCACATTTTCCAATTTCCTCACTCCAACAAACTAGCTGTTCACTTTTTGCCCCAACCTCAAAAAGTTTCAGTAGTCCATACATAGTAAAGTTTTTATTCTCCTCATACCAGTCAGCTACATATTGCGGTACTATTACTTTTCCCATTCGCCTCTCTCCTTCTGCCTTGTGTTTGATGATGTTTGCGTTGGGGTTATACTCTATTAAAGTGCTCATAAGCCCGTAACTCATCGTATGCTTACCACAATAATCCAAGTAAATAACTGTTTCTTCTCCTACCCATGTATTTAAATCTGTGGGGTTTTTCCCACTAAACCATGTATAACCTTCATTTTCCAATTTAATCATTAGGTCGTTATAGTCTTTTTGCGTTTCTACATGATAAATTTTAATATCATCAGTCATATCGAATCTCTCCTAATCTGTAATTTCAACTCTTTCTAACTTGTCGAAGTCTTTTTCTCCTACTAAATTCAAAACCTCAACTCTTGTAAATTTTGTTTGGATATAGCCACCTTCAAATTTATTAACTGAAAAACGTACACTGTCATCACTTTCATCAAAGTTAAGGTAAATGTCCCAGTGTTTTTCAAAATCGCATAAATATTCTTTCTTCTTACGCCAGTAGTACTTATCTCTCTCGACTTCATATCCATACAGGTGCATTTTTGCAATTATTTCTTGAGCAAT